TGCGGAGAATAGAAATGTGCGATTTTTCGCCTGGCTTTGGGCCTGACTACGATACCCTAGCTAAAATTGCTTACGTTACTCCTTACACGATTGAAGAATTGAGCGCGATAGCTAGGGAGCGAAGTCTTGAGATGGTGCGAACTTATCGAGTAGCTGAGGATGTTCTTCCAGCAATTAGAGAATTGCCGAAAGTCCAAAGACTCCGGCTAATTCAAATGATTGCTTCAGAGATGATCCACGAATAGAGCTACATCGCTACTTAATCCGTATGCTTGTTCCGCGCTCTGCTAACCTGGCCCATTCTAGTTGTTCTCCTGCTTGCAGAGCTTCGGCAATCGCTTTTCTATCAAGCTCAATTGAGGTTACTTGAAAGCGGGCATCAATTTTTGAGTAATCGATTTGCTGCGTTATTACTACAGGTAAACTACCGCCATTTTTAGCTAAATTCAGTTTATATCGTGCAGTCTGTATTGATTTAAGGTCATGCAATTGAAAAAACATCTTTAAGCGCCCCTTTAAAAGTTTGATGCGCGTTTCATCAGCTTGTGCTAGGGAGCTTAGTCGTTCCGCTTCCTTACGTCTAGCAAGAGCCGTCGCTTGTAGTTGAGCTATGTAAGCGCAATATCCGTCGAGCTTGCGATCGCGCTCCTCTCCTAATTTTTCAAACCAATCATTTATCAATTGCTGCTGCTGTTCGTCTCCTTCGTCCCACTCGTCGAGTAAGTCGGCAAGTGTTTCTAAGTCGTGACCGATATCAAATAAAGTCCGGCGAGTAGTTGTAGTAGAGGAATCTTCACTAATCATTTTTTTTGTTCTCAGTAGGTGTTCAGGTTTGTTAGTTGAAAAATAAACTAATCAGAACTGGTTTGTTCGGATTAGTTTGTTCAGGTTAGTCAGATGGCTCAGATGTTAGTCGCGCTAGGAATTGATTGCAAGTAGTCTAAAAAGTGTTCTAGTTCGCTCTCTATCAATAACGAGCGGCTAGATTTACCAAATGTAGCTTTTAGGTACGCCTTGCCTTCCTGCTTGCTCATTCCAGTACGCTCCAGTTCTACGGAGGTAGCCGCAATTAAATCAGATAAGTCTACAGGTTCAGCCGATTTTAAAGCTGGCAGTTCTCTATTAATCAGTTGCGCTTTAACTTGGTTATCTTGCGATCGCGCTAAGAGCAAGCCAAACTCCGGGTCTATCTCTAGATGGCATAGCCAGCGCTTCATAGGAAACGTATTGCCGTTATCGTCAGTGCGGCTAATTGTTTTCTCAGTGCGGCAAAACTTGAACGGTATCTTAGTTAAATCAAAGCTGCTGTAAGCCTCCAAGTTGCCTTGGATTTCTACAATGTCGTGGATAGAGTGAGTAGTTAAGCTTACTTGTCCTGGGTAATTAAGGTCAGGTAGGAAAAACCTTAACCTACCTGTAGGCGCGCAACTCATGGGGCATTTATTCATCCCTTCAAGGGCCGCGCAGGGTATCGGTTCCTTTGATAGCGTCCCTTTCTCCGTCGTATGCAAGCTTACAAATTCACCATTACAGCGCCTTGTACAGCGCTCTATACCCTTTACTTGTTTCCATACCTCGTTATCGGTAGCAAAATTTTGTTCAGGTTCGCTATGGGCAAATCTAATCCGAACAGTGCGAGGTTTTTCTCCTAGCTCCAAATATCTAGCTTTTAGTTCGTCGTATAAGCTTCCAAACCCTTTAATCATTGCTGGGAACTCTCTAAGCCTTTCGCTAGGCTCAAATCTGAAATGGTCTAAATCCTCCCCAAAAATCTCCTTGCCACTAGCGTTGGTACGCTTAGGCGAACCCTTGTAAAGTCTACCGATTTCGCTAAATCTTGGGCGTATTTGTCCTGGTCTTACTAATGCCATCGTTCTCCTAGGGCGATTAAAAAAAATAAAATAACCCGAACACCTTTGTTCTGGTTATTTTTGTGCTGGTTATTCTACGTCAACGCCAGCGACTTGATACTTAGTGTCAGCTTTGTAGCTAACACCTTTTAAAACGGGCATAGCTTGCTCCTTAACGCTGTTCTTGGCCTGCTCCCAAAGCATCTGAGCTACAGCCTCAGTGTCTTCGTCATCGTCCACACTGCCCCACATCGTAATGCCTAGCTCCATTGATTCGTAGTTACCTAGATTGAACTTTCTCCGGTACTCAACAGCTATCTTCCCTACTTTCATTACTTACTCCAATAATTATTATGTGTTTCTCTTGTCAACTTTTTGATAAACTGCCATGAGGGGAAGTCTATCTAAAAATTTAACCTGAGCGCGTATACCTGAACAAAATAACCAGAACAATCGCGTTCTGATTATTTTTTCTTACACCCACTTTTGCTGAAACTGGATATTTTTGCCAAAGTTGGCATTTTGAATCGCTCGTTGTGCATCCCACGCTTGGTTGTAGGAAAATAATCCTGCAAAAATCCAAGTCACGCCATTATCGAAGGAGTAAAGAAGTGAAACGTTATTCATTACTCGATACCTTCCTTAATAGCTGCTGTAAGTTGTTCGATTGAATCGATGTAATCTTCTGCTTCAATGGTTAGTTCGTCCGGTTCAATTGAGGAATCGTTTAAAATTTCCTCAAGTTGTGCAATTACTTCCTTTAGGCTTGTTAAATCGCGCTTTACTGTATCTTTCATTTTTTTGCTCCTCAGTGTGTGCGAGATAAACCCGAACAACTGTTGTTCGGGTTAGGTAATTTATTTAGAAAGGCGCTTCGTTGGGGTCTTCTGTTTCTTCCCAGTAGCTAGTAATTCCGAACCCCTTTAACCAGGGAGTAGTCTCAACTAGTTCGCGTACTTTTTCGATACTACGCTCAGAAACTACCACATCTAAAATCTTCCAGGTGTCAGGGATTCCATCGCGATCGCAAGTGTAACTAGCCACTTCAACTGTATAGCGGTAAGCAGGCTTCAAGTGGAAGTTCTCAACTCGCTCTGTCAAGTAATTAACTTGTCCAGTCGTTGGGCAAAATTGCTCCCAGGTTTGCGCTGTCTGTACTGATTCGACTGATTGAGTCATCATAGTTTTATCCTTTATTGGTGTAATGCCTTCTCTATGTCCGTAGAGGAGGCTTTTTTTTGTCTCGTCTATTTAAGTTGCTTGGGTATCTCTTCCAGGCGTACCGCTTTCCGTCTTCCCTGGTTGTTCTCGTTTCCCTTGCTTATATAACTAATATAACAACCTGTTAGTGTATTGTCAATAGGTTAGTGCTAATTAGTTAGAAGTAACTGATTAGTATACAATATTGATAGTTCTAACCGTTTGGTGTTAACCTATGAGTGAAAGAGTAAGAAATTTGCTGTATATGCGTAGTCCGATGATGGAGTTAAGGAAAAAGAGCGGTTTAAAAGCCGAACAAGTCGCGGTCAAGCTAGGCATAGCCATGTCTACAGTCCGCAATTGGGAGCAAGGCAAGACAATTCCTAAGTTACGAATAGATCAGTTTGTCAAACTTTGTGAGTTATACGATTGCTCGTTAGAAGAGCTTTACAAAGCCGTTAAAACCATTTGCAGTGAAACCGATAACCTAGTCGCGTAACCGTTCCCCTTTTTAACTCCACATCTATTAGCTCTCAAAACGAGGGCTTTTTTTATATCAATAATATCTAATCAGTTAGTTCTAACCTATTGACATTAAACTAACGGGTTAGTATAATAGAACTATAAGCAAGCAATAAAGGAAGCGGACAAATGAAATCAATCATGCAAGTTTTTTACACATCAAAGCGCGCCGAGCTACTACTAGCGGCTAAGGGTATTAAGGCTAAGGTTATGAGAATAACGATTGTTAGACCAAGCGGTAAGCTTTACAACTGCGTCCACGTGGTTTATAGCGTAGCTGGTAGCGTTTGCAGCACGTTTCTAAGCTGCAAAGAGTTCTTAGTTAGAGCAGTTGCAAATCGCAAGGATGGCTCAAGCGAGTATTTTGTCTCAGATACAAACTACCCAAATCAATATCACGTTTACGGTAAAGATGCTGACTTATTAGTTCAGCCCGGCTACACCGTTACAGCGTTCCCCAAAGCGATCGTCTGTGAGTGTTTAGATTATCAAAAACAAGCTGCTGTCTACGCCGAGCATCCCTACTTATGGAAGCAACTATTTAAAGAAAAGCAAATATGTAAGCACGGGTTCGCACTGTTGAAAACTCTAGGCTTTGGTAAGTTATCGACATATTTAAAAGCTCAAGCGGTCTAGCCTACGGGGGAACCATCCCCCCTCCCAAAAATTAATAAGGATTAAATAATGATTCCAGATTTGCAGCCAGAAATAATTGAAACTTACACTCAAGCGCTCGATTCTATTCTTCATTTTAAAGCCGAGACTAAAGAACTTAATAGCCAAGAAATTGAGGAGCAAATCGATAATTTAAACTGCCGCGTCAGTGCCTTGTATTTACTCGCTATGAAAAGCGCGAACATTATTTACCCATCTAATTGTTAAGAGGTAAAGTTATGGATTTTTGGGACAGACTCGATTTTATTGATGAAGTGAATTACACCTATCACGACAAAGGAGGAAAGAAAAATTTTATAAATGATTTTTGGGGGAATTTGTATCTAAGTAAGGTTAATATTTGCCTGTTTTTTGGATGGGAAAGCACCCAAGAGCCTGATTCGGATTGGATAAGTGGATTTGCTTATTTTGATGAAGAAGCGAGATGTGATGGGCTTGCACCAAGAGACTCTTGGGATTGGAAAGAAATTTGCACTACAGCAAGTTTTACAGATTGGCACTACGGAATTTTAGAAAATTGCAATTATTAAATAGGAAATAACAATCATGCAGACATTAGTAAAATTTGCTCCATCAAAATACCAGCAAGCTATTTTTGATTTTGTTACAGAAGGCAGAGGCGATGCGGTAGTTAATGCCGTGGCTGGTAGTGGTAAAACTTCTACTCTAGTTGAAGCCTCGAAGCTACTGAGAAGCGACCGCGCTTTGTTCCTAGCGTTCAACAAACACATCGCTACTGAGCTAGAATCACGCCTTGGCAGGGCGATGGCGGCTAAAACGATTCACTCTATCGGTGTCGGGTGTTTGCGTTCCTACCTTCCTCGTGTAACAGTTGACGAATCGAAAATAGGCGACATTAGTAAGCCCTACTCAATTGAGATAAGCAACCATCTAGAGAAGGCTTACCAGTTGCAACTAAAAGCTTGGTATAGAGATCCAGCAGGAGACCCGCCCCAAGAACCTCCTAACTTCGGCGTAGCAATCGGTTTGTTTAAAAAAATTGTTCATTTTATCCGCGTAACTCTTACTGATGTTAAAGATAAAGCAGCAGTGGAGGCTATGTGCGATCGCTTTGGTTGCATCGATGAGGGAGGGGACTTGGTTCCCTTCGATACTCTTTACACTTACTTGCCTACAATCCTTTCTGAGTGCGAACGCAACGCCGAGCGAGGAATTATTGACTACGATGATATGCTTTGGCTCCCCTACATTTGGAGCTTGCAGCCTCCTAAGTACGAATGGATTTTTGTAGATGAATGCTTACCAGGAGATAGCTTAGTTACTTTGGCTGATGGCTCCCAACTACCCATTCAAACTATTGTTGAAAATCGGATACCAATATCAGTCTTGTGCTACAATGAACAAACATCCAAGATTGAAGTTAAAGCTGTAACAGGGTGGCGGAAAGTTCCGCGTCGAGGTCGTCAGATTATGCAGATTGGTAATCTGCAAGCGACTGAAGATCATCCTATTTACACAAAAGAATTTGGATATATCTCTATGAAGTCTGCATTGACTTATGGAGATGTTCACGTAATGGTTTTAAACAGTGAAAAAGTACGATCCGAGTGTGCAGTTAACGCATCGGGAGCAGTCGATTATCGTCGGTGGGCTACTTGGCGACGCATCAATCAGCAGGGGGGTTTGGAAGGGGAAACTGTGCAATGCCAGAGTAAGATTTATCCAAGGACAAGCACAGCTACCTTACCTAGAGTGGAAACAGTCAGAGCTACAGCGATGGGTAGGCACTTCGATATCAACGACACCACAACAGACAGAGTATGGAGGGACGGTTTACCGTTTTGCAACTTTAACTCATCCAGTATTTACAGAAGTCTGTCAGTTAATCAAACCGAATGGTGGAAAGAAACGAATAACTCAAGCACTTCTGCCATACCTTACCGATTTAGCTCTAGCAGTGTGGTTTATGGACGATGGATCGATCGGGTACTCGGATGCACGTATAGCTACCTATGCGCTACCAAGTCAAGATTTGGATCTAGTTGCCGATTACCTGACTCAAACTGGTTTAACTTGCAAGAGGATGGAGACAACCAAGGGCAATATTCTAACTTTCACGGCAGTAGGGATGCGATCGCTAGAGAAAAGAATTGCGCCATTTATACACCCGTGTTTAGCGTACAAGATAGGGCAAACTGCACCAGGAACATGCGTGGTTTGCAGCAAGATTTTTTTAGTTCGCAAGATTTCGTCGCCATTGCGAACACCTCAGACTTGCAGCAGAAGTTGCAATGTGCAGCTAGGACACAAAGCGCGGAGGTTGAACAAGATGAATGGGTCTATTGCTTAGATGTGGCAGATAATCATAACTTTTTTGCTGATGGTGCTTTGGTTCACAATTGCCAAGATTTGAGCGCTGCCCAGCTTGACCTAGTTTTAAAATTGCGCGCTCCAGGCGGTCGAATGTTGTTTGTCGGCGACCCTAAACAAGCTGTGTACGGTTTTGCTGGTGCTGATAGTGAATCATTCGAGCGAATCATCGAACGAACATCTGCAACTGTATTACCTCTTAGTATCTGCTATCGCTGCCCAGCTACTCATATTAAACTCGCTCAAGCTATCGTTGCAGAAATTGAAGCCAAGGAGGATGCGACTGAGGGCATCGTCGAAGATATTAAACCTAATGCAGTGCATGAAATGATTAAGGAGGGCGATTTAATTATCTCTCGTTGCACCGCGCCTGTAGTTAAGCTTTGCATAGAACTGATAGCCAAACGCATTCCTGCTAGGGTACGAGGGCGCGATATCGGTAAAGCTTTAACTACAATCGTCCGTGATGTAGCCAAGCATCCTGAATTTAGTTTTGATAAATTCGGTTATTACCTTGAGGAATACGCAGACATCAGACTCAATAAGTTAAAGCAGAAGCGGAACAGCGAGGCTCAAATTGAATCATTTAGCGATCGCATCCAAGGCATTGAGGTTTGCTACGAAGCCTTTAATGCTAAGAGCCTAGGAGACTTGCAGCGAGAGATTGAGGCGCTGTTTAGTGATTCTCGCTCCTCTGTTATCTTATCTACCGTACATCGAGCTAAGGGACTTGAGAACGAGCGCGTATTTATCCTAGAGCCTGATAAACTCCCTCTACGGTGGATAGGTCAGCAAAAGTGGCAATTAGAACAGGAATTTAACGTTAAATACATTAGTTTGACAAGAGCTAAAAGCGCTTTATACTTCATCAGATAAATATCAACATTTGGGTAGAGTTTATATTAACTTTACCCAACTCTATTTATGTGAGTATATAATAGTAGTATAAGCACAGTAAAGGAACTAGATAAATGAATCCTCAAGTACAAATCAAACTAACAAGCGACCGCAACCTTAACTTAGACGCTTTGATGATTATGGGACTAGCGGAACGTAAGAATGGGTACGATGTAACCTCCAACAAGTTTGTTCAGTGTTGCAATGAAATCTATCAAATCTCTAGTAAAGGAGACACCCACAGACAATCGAAATTGCACTGGCTACTTAAGGATTTGATGCAAATCAATAATGTAGATTGGATTGAAACTTTACAGTACGTTTAATAAGAAGTAGGTAAGGTTTACATTAACTTTACCTACTTCTAAAAGCCTGAATATATAATAGTAATATGAGCGCAGTAAAGGGGTTAAAAAATGATTAAGGTAGAGAAAACCAACGAGCAAGTAGAACTAGCTTTAGAGGTTATCAGAAAACACCGTTACGATATGAAAGAGCAAGATTGCCTTGTAGTTGCAACACGCGTTAGTCCTCGCTCTAAAGTGTTTTACGGGTTTAGATTTTGTAAAAAGAGTGAATGTTTAATTGACAGCATCATAAAAAATAGTGATGGCTCAATATCTAAAGTAGTAGCAATAGTTAAATAGTAACATTAACCAATAGAGGATAGGACAATGACAGTAGGACAGACAATTTACAGCCAACTAAAAGCTACATCGGTTCGTGAAATGATGTGTTGGGGATTTTGCCAACCTATAGATATGGGAGATGGCTTAAAGTTTAAAGTTTCTGGCTTGAAGTTTCGAGGCTATATTTACGTTAAATACGACGAAGGAGCCGACCTTTACATCGTGCAACTAGCGACGATTCGCAAGAAGGAATGGAAAGTTAAGCTTGAAATTAAGGACATCTTTTTCGACGAGCTAGGGACTACTATCGATAGTTTAGTTGAGATGTAATTTTATATAATCTTTATCCTAAGTTTACTTGCTAGACTTAGGATAAGTATATAATAGAAGTATGATTGAAGGTAAAACAATGACTAATAAAACTCAAACTGATCGGACTCAATTAGTAATCTGGCTTTCCTGGGTACTAATTATTATCATGAACGCAGCAACAATATGGGGATATTTTAATGGAAGAAATTGAGAGTTTGAGAAAAGAGATAAAGGGATTAGAACTCAAATTGATAAGTGTAGAAACAAAAATAGAAGCTTATAAAGCAGCGATGGGGCAAGTAACAAACTTAGCATTCGGGCTAATCGCAAGCGCTACGATAACCGTTTTAATATCTAATGTTTTAGGAAAATAAATTAATCGCCTCCTATCTATCTACTGATGGGGCTTGTAACTATTATGAATTGTCCTAAATGTAATTCAGGCTATATCGTTAAATCAGGCATTCGTAGGGGTAAACCTGCCTTGCTGTGCAAAGCTTGCTCCTATCAGTTTGTACAAGGCGCGTTAGTTACTGGTAGACCTAAAACTGATTCCCCTCCCTGTCCTCACTGCCAGGGGGAAGCTAGGAAACTAGGGATGGATAGGAAAGGTCGGCAGCGCTATCAATGCAAAACTTGCAAGCGGATATCGACTAATGAGACTGAGAAAAACACAATGTAATGATTGCCCATTCCTCCCTGACGGAATAAAGCTAGGGCAAAGAAAGATGGAAGAAATTTGTCGTTACTTAGTAGCAGGAGAGAATCACATCTGCCACTCTACGAAAGATTCCGTTTGCAAAGGCGGTAGGGATTGGCAGCTTGATGTTTGGTTTGAGCTAGGCATGATTACCGCTCCTACGAACAAGGCTTTAGCACAAGAGATGAAAAGTGTAGGAGTAGAACCAAAACAACACATTTGCAGCAATGTAGGAGAAGTTAGTGATGACCCAACTGGAATCAAAGATTAGACAGCAGGCGATCGCGTCGAAGTGCCAGCTATTCCTTAAGCAGGGAGAAAGCAAACCTCGACGAGACTGCCCTCGCTCTTGCAACTACGTCCGCTTTGCTCCTGATGGCAGTGTCTACGATGGTTCGTCCTCTTAACTATTAATATTACAAAACCGCCCCTACTGAGTAGCAGAGGCGGTTCTTATTTTAGCTTCTAACTAATGCTTTACTAATCAGCTTAATGTCAAAATCTACTAAGCTCCAACGCTCTTTTTGTTGCTTTCTGTAATCTGGATTTAAGCTTGAATGATTCCTGTATTGGTAGCGGCAGTAACAGGTTGTCTCGTCTCCATAAAGTAGCTCTTTCACTAAGAATGTATCGTCAATTAGTTCTACTTGGTAGTAGGTGCGGCTAGTGGTGTTTTTTAAAAGTGTAGTTTTCATTAATCTTGTCTCCTTTGCTGCTTATACTTCTATTGTATACTCAATTATTACTAAATAGGTAAAGCGCCGATAAAGATTTGCATTTAGATAATTTACATTAACTTTACCTACTGCAAAACAAGTGAGTATACAATAGAAGTATAAGCAGCAAAGGAACTAAAGCAATGTATCAAGTAAGAGAATCAGCTAAGTCTAACAAACCAGAAGATAGAGGAGCGCTAGTCGAGCAATTTGAAAGTTTTACTGGTGCAAAGGTTTGGCTAGATACAAAGATGAATGCAGGAGAGGAGCGCAACCTTTATATTTGTAAAGCGTAATCGATAAAGACCTGAGCCAGTCTTAAAACGGCTCAACACTTAAACAATAAAAGAGTTAAATAAATGAGTAAAATTCAACAGCAGTGCCTTAAAGAAAAAGCAGCGATGTTACTAAGCAAAAAAGTTTCAATGATTAAGAATGTTGAGGAGCATTACAACGGCGCTACGGTTTATATGAAATCTGGTTGTATGCCTTGGATAAACATACCTTTAGAGCATTGGATAGGTGAGGAGATAGATTAATAGTTTGCTTCTAATTTCTCAAGCGTCTGTAAAGCAAATTCATCAGGCGCTTGAAGATGCCAATACTGTTTTACTCTTTGTATCCACATCCGCCAGAACTTACCTAACTGAAACTTAAATACTTGCGCCTCCTGCTCAGAATTAGCTGCAACAATTACTCCTTGCTTAATCTTTAGCCCATACATCCGATTAACCGCGCCGCAATAAGCGGCTAGTTGTAGCAAATAACGTTCTGGTATCTCAGTTTTGGGCTGCTCTGAGGTTTTCCAGTCAATGATACTAAGCTCTCCTTCAAACTCTGCTGCAAGGTCTACAGTTCCTGCATAGCAGCCGATGTCGTGCCATATAGCAGATTCGATTAGTTGAGGATTAGTAATAAGAGGTAGGGTAGTTTTTACCGATTCGAGGTATGGATTGACTGCGGCGAATGTGTCTGGAGTAACGTCAAATTCCATCTGTAACGCGCCCATAAACTCGTATTGCATCGCTTGGTGAAACAGCGTACCGCGATCGCAAGCTGCTTTACTCTTCGCTGCATTCTCAGGAGTCTCGCGCCATTGCTTCCATTGCTTTGCAATATCTGGGCGTGTAGCATCTTGCACACTTCCTACACCGGGAAATAGATGATCACCTATTTGATAGAATCGTCCTGAATCAGTATAGACGTGCATAGGTTCAGGGTTGTAATGAGTGAGCATTGTGGAATAATTAAGAGTAAGGGAAGGATAGGCGTGGGAGGAGGCTGCTGGTGCAGGACTCGCCCCTTAGATGGGGAATTGCTGACCCGTTCGATTCGGGATTCCTTCCCTCTAATTTCATTACTATTTTTTAGGAACCCAAGCTTTACCAAACTCTTGCTTTCCTGCTTGCTCTGGCATCCCAGCGCGATTATTGAGCCTTACTACTTCCTCGCGTTCCATCCCTAATCGCTTCATTAGCTCCTCTTGTGAGACTCCAGCTTCTAAAATCTCGCGAATGATTTGCGCCATCTTGAGGACGGTATGAGTTCCCCTAGCGCGATTATGTCTGATGGTACTTAGTTGACGATGTACCAAATCAGCTTTTACTTGAACTGTAGGTACTAAACCATTAGTTAAGCGGTAGATGCGATCATCGCTACTGACTAGCCAACGGTGATAACCATCGATAATTTGATACCTTTCATTTTGTTCGGGCAAAGTAACGATTGGTTGCGTCCAGCCATCTTCTAGGATTGAGGTTTTGAGTAATTCAAGTTCTGTAGCTTGCACTCGGTTCGGATTATAAAGGTTCGGGTCTAAATCATCTCTAGATACCCAATTCACATTAGATATAGGTTGGTTATCAAACACCTAATTCCAGCGCCTCCTCGTAAGTAATTCCTAGCTTTTTGCATTGGGCTTGGGCGTGTTTTAGTAACTGCCCGGCTTTTCTCCCTTTCAAGTCTCCCTGGTTGATACATTTAGCTATCCACTTCCAGCTAAGTCCTGTTAATGGGTCTGGCTCGGTTTCAGGGATGGTGCGCTTAGTTTTAGATTGATGTAGTTTAATCATTCCAGCTACGCTTTTAGCTATCTGTACCTTATCTTCCGGTTCGTATAGTTCAATTAAGGAGTAACACCAATCTCGATAACGCATCCCTGGAGGCGGTTCTTTACTCGATGTACCATACAAATCTGTTAAAGCATACCTCCAGGCAGTAGCTACCCCATCTACGCGCGTTAGCATTTTCTCCCATAGGTCAGGGAAGCATTCGGCATACTGCCATAAACCGTTAAGCGGTTCTTCTCCAAAGGGCGGTGTTACGCGCTGTAAGTTCTTTGATATACCTACCATCGCTTGGATATCATAATGGCGGTTATAGTCCCAGCCATGAAGCTGCGGCGCTATCCAGACATCATCTATCGACCAATCATAGACAGGACTTGTTGGGTAATAATTACCATACTTCCCTGCCGCGTTTTGACCTATCCAGTTATCAGTTTCGCGCCTAGTTACGCTTTGTAATCGCCTAATACTCTCAGCCGTCCTTATCCCTCGGATGCAAGCGACGTTACCGTAGGGATGAGGCGGATACAGTAGCGCCATGATATCCGGTACATTCATCCCAATTTGAAAACCTGAGATACTGGTAATTGCTCCTATAGGTAGTTCTCTTACCCATTTGCTCCTATCATCAGGATGCCAAGGATACCAATAAGGCTGGCTTCTACTGCAAGCATTACGATGTTTAACTGGTACGCACACCCATTTAAAAGTTACGTCAGCGCGCGATCGCACTCGCTCTAGATACTCCTCAGTTTCAAAAGTAATTGCTTCTTCATCAATAAAGCAAACTTCTAAGGGTAGTCGATTACGCTTATGAGCTACTTCCAACGCTAAATTCAGGCAAACTGTAGAATCTTTACCGCCGCTAAAGCTTACCATTACCGTATCGAATCTATCGTACAGTAGGTTAATTCGAGCGATTGCTGCCTCATAAACTGACGAACTGGTATGATGCTTTTTTAAACTAGGCACGAGTTTTTACTCTTTCTATTTTGGATGCTGAAACGCCATCTATCATCGTGCGATTGAGCATCGGGTGGTTCTCGTCGGTAGGACCATAGTCAGAATCAGGATGATAAGCGATTACTATTAATTCCTCATCTCTCGTACTAAACGAATGATACTCATCTTTTGGAATTAGAAATGCTAACCCTGGCTCTAGTGCAATACATCCTTCTTCAGTGACGCATTCTCCCCAACCACTGACGACAACACCTGCTCTAAAACTTGGATGGGTATGTGGCGTTTGCTCGCAATGTGGTGGGAAGTACAGCGCGTTAAGGCATGGATCGCCTTCTATAATAGGCGGTATCAATAAGGAATCAGAACAGCCATCGATGTACCGTAACCTACCATAGGGTTCGATAGGACCGCCAAAGGTAAACATCCCTTTATATCCTCTAGCCGTAATGATTACCCCTTCACCATCCCCCCATAGCGTCCCATTGCTAGGCAAAGCACAATACATCCCTGCTCCTAAGCTAAAGGTATAGGTAGTATGCGGATTATTCCAAACAGCGCGACCTGAATAGACGTAAACAAAATGGGTAGCATTACCAGTCAGATGCTTAATTTCATGCTTCCAGGTGTGCATTGTAGTCGGGATTTCATCATCTAGGTTTACAGATGAGCCATTTAATTGATAAGTGGTAAATGATTTATTCATGGTTTAAATAATCCTGTACTATTGCATCTAACGCTTCTGCTGTCGTCTCTAATCCATGCTTACTTTTTACTTCATTTATAGCTAAAAATAACCTTTCTCGCTGCTCTTGGCTCAATAAAACGTGAAATGGTAGCAAATCTGATTGCTCTCCAGTTTTCTCTACTTCTACGCGCTTTTTATCTTCTTTGGTTGGCTCGTTTCCCATTCCTTCAAAAGCAGCTAAATCAAAACTATCGTTAACTAAAGCAAGTTCAGTTTCATTCCAGAGGTTAGTAGAGATGAGCAAGTCTATATCAGCCGTAAGTATATCTGCATCCCAGCTTAAATCTAACTCTCCAATTCGGTTATCTGAGTACGCCAGGAGTCGAGCGCGATCGTCTTCCTCTAGGTCTAAATCATCTCTGACTACTACTACTAACTTATCGCCTTGGGTATGGACTAGCTCAGTTTCTAATCCTAGTTCTAGCGCTTGCTCATAAGTCTTATTACCTGCTAAAAGCGTCCCGTTGCGATCGCATAAAACAGACCTACCCGCTCCTAGCTGCTCTAATGATTCGCGCAACAGTTGCTTGCCTCTATTCGTCCCCTTGTTAGCATTAAATTCATCAAACTTCAGAGTCAACTTTTCTTTACTAGCCATTCTCTTTCTCTCCCTTTCCTAGGCATTACTACAAACATAAACCCGCGCCGCTCAAAGATACCATCACTCAGCTTAGGAATCGAGTTTAATTGCAGCAATTGCAGTAGGTAGGAGGTAGGTATAAGCCATTTCTGCTCATTAATCTCTCCTAGCATCCTTAAGCGCTCTTGTTCTGCTTTTAAGGGTTGCAATGGGTCTAAGGGAGGTAGTAGCTGAATTGTTGTAGGGCTTGCTACAGGTATCACTTGCGATTGGGTTATATCCCCACCTAGTACAATACTTGCACAATCTTCTAGCTTTGCCCCATTACGTTCTAAGCACTTGTTAAGGCTATCTAAAGCCTCCACTGCATCCATTGAAACGTAATAGGTTCTATTGTCCATGCCCCTTGTAGCTACAATGCCTAAAGCATTCATCCGATTTGTTAAGGTACTACGCGATTTAAGGTTATAGCGTTTTACTAGCTCCGTTGTCGTTAATCCATCTACCATCGCCTCCAATGGTTGCACTGAATCCTCTGGAACCTGTATATTATCTACCATCATTAATCCTTTATTGCTAGTTCCACTGGCTCCATTGAAACCAGTGGAGGTACTAAGTAGATTCTAGGGGAGTAATGCTCGTTTTTGCAATTTCTTACTTTTAGCGCTTAGGAGCAATTTATCGATGAGCGATGTAAAACTAATTTGGATAACACCAGACGCGGAATCTTTGATGGGGATGAATTTGAGGATGATAGCTTAATCGACAAGTATTGTACGCACTATTCTACTTGGGAGGAAGCAGAAGCTGGGCATTATGCAGTAGTTGCATTAATTAGGAACAAAGATGCGAGTTGTTTTTGAATGAATGAGTAGCAATATACTCACTCATTCGATTTAAAGGAGCGATCGCAGCTTTAAATGTTACTTTAAGAAGAGCGCAAAATCCTAACTTTAAAATGAGCGAAACGCAAACTATTGAGCTTGACCATCTGCAAGCAATTTTGACGGAACAAGCGCGGATTGCTCTAGTTAATTATGATGCGGCTCAAAAGAATCAACTTTCACTTTGTAAGTTATCAGAGATTGTAGCCTTGCAATCAAAGCAAGTAGCCGTTTTGATAGCTACCGTTGGCGATTTATTGGAAGCGCTTGAGCAAAGTAGATTCTCCGCGCGTTAATAATTCCGCTATGGTGTATGCGATCGCTCAAGTCTTAAAAACCTTTGCAACAAACAAGGAGCATTGTGTTTTTGAGGACAGGACTTGAGCGATCTATCACTAGCTCCAGTTAGGACGACCAAAGCCCTGGATTACGCCCATTGGTCTTACCCTACGTTGCACTTGTCCCCCATTTGAATTATTTGAGGCGCTGGTGTTGCCCTCAATTGTAGTAACTGTCCCGTCAGAGTTAACTTTTTCTACAATGCCTACGTGGTCGGAGATACCATCTTTCTGCCAATCGAAAAATACTACGTCCCCAGCCTTGGGCTGCTTAAAAAACTGCCCTTTATCTCTGAACCATTTTACACCATAGGGGCAGTAAGCAAAGCCTTTAGGGGTAGTAGCAGGCAACGGCAGCCCCGCGTGGTAAAACACCCACGATACCCATGAAGCACACCAAGGCTGCCCTTGCGCCCCATACCAAGCTCCAAATTTACTTTTGTTGCTCCCTGCTGGAGATTCAGAGTAGCCTAGGGTTGATGCGGCTAGAGCTAAAACAACACTTGGAGTACACCGTACTTTTTCCATCAGTTTTTTGGCAGTAGTAGGGCCTAAGTAATCCGGCTCTCCTAAACTATTTGATTTCTTAAAATGATAGAAAGCTGTCAATGTTTGCGGACCACACTCGCCATCTACATCTACACCAAGTCGCTGTTGAACTGCTTGAATAATGTCAAGCGATGCGTCTACTAATTTTATCTGCGTAGTAATTGTTTCTAATATATTCGTAGCCATAATTTTAAAAAAGCCCCGGTAACAAATCGGGGCAACCTAACTCAAATGAATACTTATAGCTTGCCCATTTTTATGATTTATCTATCTTTTGTTTTACCCGCAAACTTCTAATTAATTCTCTTAATATTTCTGTCATAGTGCGCCCGTTTTGTTCGCAGTAACTAATTAGCAATATCCGCTCGTCTTCAGGCAGGTTAAAGGTTATCTTAGTCATGCCCTTGGGAGGATTGTGGCTAGGCATACTAATAAAATATGTAGTAACTACTAACTTAATACTAACTATATATGGCTGAAATATGTAGCAACTACTAATAATATTAGTAGCACGTTAAAACCACTGATAGGTTAATTTTTTAAATGGGTAAGTTTTGCTTATGAACTAATGCAAAACTTATGATTAATACGCTTATTTTGAAACTTGCTTTGCCATCTAAAAAAGATGGCGGCTTTACCCTTATTGAGCTTTTAGTTGTCATTGCCATAGTTGGAATTTTAAGCGCGATCGCATTACCTTCGATGCTCGGTCAAGCTTCCAAAGCCAAAGAAGTGCAAGCTAAAACAACAATCGCTAGTGTAAACTCCGCTCAAAACGCCTTTCGTACCGAAAACACTTCCTTTGCACCAGATATAGACACTTTAGCCCTTGGGGTGCCTACTGACACGGCTAACTATGTCTTTGATGTTGTAGGAAAAGCGGACACAGCAACAATTACAGCTACACCTAAAGATAGCGCTTTAAATGGCTATGTTGGCGGAGTAGTAAGATATAGCAATGAAGGAAATAGTGCGATCGCTACAATAGTTTGTAAAACGAAAGTTTCGGGAATTACAGCGCCAGTCCCGCCTACTTTAGATTCAACCCAAACCACACCAGAAAAGGCGGCGGCCTGTGATAAATCGCAGGAGAAATTGTGATGTCAGGACTTGACAAAACAGAATCAGTTGTTCCCTACGGCTGCGAACAATGCCCAAACAAAAGCAGTACCAATTGTGCTGTAGAAATACAGAAGGCGAGTGTGAGTCGGACTGACGAGAGATCCCAAGGCAGAGGTTACTCTTACCTAATTGTGTTTGTTATCAGCGCTTTTATGGGGCTTCAAAGCATCGATTTGAAATTTAACAAAAATGATTCTTGGGTATTTTCTACCAAAGAAGTGCCGTTTACAGTGGTCGTCCCAGGACTCGTATTAATTGCTGGAGTCATGGGATTAGATACGTCGGCGATCGCCCTTGGGATTGGTAACATCTTGACCAGTGGTAGGAGAATTGATTAATGGCTAACAAGAGTGCTATTTCAGGAGCTAAACCGTGACTTACCTAGCTGAAATAGTACAGCTTTCGCACTTTGGGCAGAAGGTACGCGCCAAGCTACTCGGCGTTAAGCGCTCTGATGGTTTATGGATACAATCCGCGCAAACCATTGTAGAACTCCCCTACTCTAGGGTTTGGCACGAGCAGCAATTAATTTTGCTTGAACTAGACAAGAGAGGGAATGTAGAGGTGGCAGTCTCTGCTAACGAGCGCTTGAATAAAGCTTTGCAGGAGTGGAGTTTAAAAGCATTCCAATTTGATACACGTAAAGGTGACCTTGATGAAAAGCATGAATCTTTAAAGTATCAATCAGCCAAACTATTGAAGCGTGAAGCCGACTTGAAACGTCGCGAGGAACTGCAAACTATTCTTGAGAAACAGTTGCAATCTCTTGAAGAAAAAGTACAGGAGAAACTTGTCGCTGTCGAGATTCAACACGCGGCACTTACTGAGGCTTGGAAGCACGTCCATTACAAAGAACAGCAGCTAAACGAAGGCTAGGTACGGGGGCAATACCTTTTTTTCTTTTTAGACGCTGCGGGATGCAAATTTTCGATGAGCGCCAAAAATCTAACTTTGAAAATTAGCTCGAATAGTTGAAACGTCTTTTTTGAAAAATATCTAGAACCCTAAAATTAGCTCAAAAAGTTCAAGGACGATAAGCAGCGCAAGCATAGTAAATCGCACTAGCTATTACGCTATCATCATCAGCTTGCTGAATCGGGAACTCGATACCATTAGGAGGAGGGGAAGGGATGTTATTGATTGCTAGTTTTTGATACTGAAAAGCTAAGGTATTACATCCTGCTACTATACGAGCGCTCGTCAATTCTTGAGCTTCTACTAATCGCATATCAAACTTTACTAAAGTGCTGCTTTTATCAATACTCTGCTCATTGATAAAAACCGACCCGCTCGGTGTAGTTCCTAAATTTACCCATATTGGACTAGATAAAGCTACATCGCTCATATTTATTAAACTCGTACAAACTGCTACTGCTAATAATTTTAACTTCATTTTCTTTTACTGTTTGCTTATGCTACAAGCGTAACTAACGCATCATTAAATACATATCAGTAGCAGTACGGAATTACAGTTAAGATACGATAAAGATTTTTGGTAAAACTATGGCAATTGGCAAGTACGGTATTAGTCGATTTCAAAGCGCAATTGAAACATCAAAATTGCCGCCACAAGACCAACAAAACCCCGTTTACAATAACAACTCAAACAGCAGCGCAAACAATACCTATCCTTATAATCCGCCTAAGCAGATGGCGCAAGAGCCAGTAATTACAGGCAATGATGGAGCGCAATCATCAAAACCTGAGCCAGCCGAGCAAAACTATGGCAGTGGCGTTCTAAAACTGCAAGCGAAACTTGCTAACCTATCTTTGCAGCGCGACGTACAGCAACCGCAAACGCTTCCAAATCCTGATACTAGCGGAAATATGAGCATCTCTAAACAGCAAAACAATATGCAAGATGCTAATTACAAAGAAATGATTCCTTACTTGCAGAAGCAAGCTAACAAAGATTTTAATAGAATGGCGCTCTATTCAGCGATGTCTAACTTAGGTAGCTCAATTAGTGGCGCAAATGCTCGTTACCAAGAGTATTGGAGCGGAGGGTTAGTTAAATGAGTTTTTTAGCAGGAGCAGGATTAAACTTACTAGGCGGATTGTTCGGCGGAGGTGCGCGAAAAAAGGCGGAAAAACGCGCTGCTCAATACCGCCAGAAAGAAGCAGCGCAAAACTTTGGCTATACCCAACAACTTCAACAGGGACAACTAGGCTCGGAGGAGCGTAGAGCAACGGAAGCACAGCAAGGAGAAACAGGTAGACTTGGGATGCAAATCGGTTCTACCGAACTTCAGCAAGGTAGACAAATTGGCTCTACTGAACTTCAACAACGTAGGAGTATTGGAAGTCAGCAATTAATGCAGCGAGTTTCTGAAGCTGGGCAAACAAGCAGACTAGGGATGCAAGAATCCGGTTTAGCCAGTCGTTTAGGGGCGCAAATTGGATCTACTGAGCGTTTGCAAGGTAGAGATATCGAAAATCAGCAATTAATGCAGCGACTTAGCGAGTCTGGTTTAACTGGTAGACTAGGAATGCAAATTGGTTCTACTGAGCGAATAGCAAGTGAAGCTCAAACAGGTGAGACGCAACGGCTAGGAATGCAAGAAAGCGGATTAGGAGCGAGGCTTGGTTTGCAGCTAGGCAGCGAGGAACGTAGAGCAAGCGAAGCTCAAGCTGGTGAGACGCAACGGCTAGGAATGCAAGAAAGCGGATTAGGAGCGAGACTCGGTATGCAAACAGCATCGACTGAACGCATTGCAACTGAAGCGCAAACTGGAGAAACTGGTAGACTCGGTATGCAAACAGCATCTAGTGAACGCATTGTAGGAGCGCAACAGGCTGGAGAAACTGGTAGGTTAGGGATGCAAACAGCATCGACTGAACGTATTGCAACTGAAGCGCAAACTGGAGAAACTGGCAGACTAGGTATGAATTTAGAAAATCAGCGATCGCTCCAAAAATCAAGCTTTGAAAATCAATCGCGCCAGAAAGCTCAAGATGCTGCTAGAGCTAGATTATCGTTTGGAGGTAGGTATGGGGAGCAGCGAGGGCAATATGGGAGGTATTGAGCTTTCACTTATTACTATTGTTACTACTGTTGCTATTGCTGTTATTGTTTTTATAGTTCTGCAAAAATCCTAAAACCTAAATTGACCTGAAAAGTTAGAAAATGCCACTATAGGATTGAATCATAATGAAATGTAGAGAGAACTCTGGCTAAAGCAAGAAATAAGCAGCACAAAGTAGATAAATTCCGCTCTGAAATGTCAATGCAGCAGAGGAAAGCTTTTGATGAGTATTGCCGTTTTAACCGCACTAATACCGATATTTGGCGTTATTTGGTAGCTCAAGGTTATTTAATCTCGTTAACTGCTGTAGACCATTGGCGGCGCGATACTTTCCCAGATGGAGAGCAAGCAAAGGTACTTAACGGGCTTGCTCAGGTTTACGATGGTCTAGAGGGCGATCGCTCTTTAATTACGATTGAAGGGATAGCACTCTCTTTAATCCGCCAGCTAACGCAGACTTATCAGCAAGCACCCAACAAATTAGACCCAGACATTTTAAAACTGTTTGCGCTACTCCCTGGCTTTATGCGAGAAGCAAGAAGTGCAGCAGCGAGTCGTGAGGAAATGAAGTACATCAAAGATAGGAGCGCTTTAGAGCTTGCAGGCGCTCAGAGGATGGCTGATATACTTGTACAAACTTTTGATGGTACAAGCTTCGAGGATGCTTTGAAAGAGGCAACACAAGGCGCGATGATGCAAGTAGAGCAAGAGGTTAAGGGGTTATGATGATTCATCAACAGTTTCTAAGGAAAACACTATCGCTTCCTGTAATGATAGGAATCAGTTTATTTGCACCTAAGCTGATGCTTGGAGGTGGAATAATAGGGATTATTGCAGGGATAGTATTCTTCAGCTATTTAATTACAATCTATCTTTATTCAATCAAGTTGCACAAAAAGCTAAAGCAGCAAATACGTAAATATGGACAACCAACAGATATATAAAAACTACGAACGCGGAGCTAAATCTTATGCAAAAGTAGCTAATCACATACCGCCTCGGATTATAGAAAGCGCTTACAGGTTTGCGCTTACGCACTCTAATACCCCTACAGAGCAGCTAGAACTTGACTTTTGCCCGTTGCGGTGGAGGGGCGATCGCAATTTTGTAGATATCCTAGCTAATTCAACGGTTCGAGAATGGATTTTTGAAAACGTTGCATTTTTAGCTACCGCACCAGAAAAAACTCGCACTCTACTTAACAATTGTTACCTAGACGCAACAGCAGAAGGGGAGGAATTTAGGAAGCAGATTTTTTATATGGTTTGCATGGCATTAGTAAGCGTAGTCTACGTTAAGAAACACTTAGCTTTTAGCAGTGAAATAGGATTGAACTAATGAAATACTGGCTAGATACAGAGTTTATTGAGGATGGCGTGACAATCGACCTTATTAGTATTGGGATTGTTGCGGAGGATGGGCGCGAGTTTTACGCTTGTAATAGAGAATGTCAACTTGAGAAAGCTTCGGATTGGGTATGGAGTAATGTTTTAGAGCCGATTGGTTGCCAAAAACTCGACGACACAGCTTTTTTGCGTCCTATCGAACCGCTCGTTTGGAAGCGTAGATCAGAAATTGCATCTGAAATTATTGAGTTTGTTTATGGCACTGATGAAAGACCAACAACCGAAGGCTATTTAGATACCAAGCCTGAATTTTGGGCTTATTACGCAGATTACGACTGGGTAGTTTTTTGTCAGCTATTCGGTACAATGATGCAACTGCCTCAAGGATTTCCGATGTATTGCAGAGATTTAAAGCAATGGTGCGATACCTTGGGCAATCCTAAGCTACCAGAACAAGGCAAAGGAGAACATAACGCTTTAGCCGATGCTCGATGGAATAAACAAGCTTGGGAGTTTTTAAGCGAGTATCAAGGTAGAGCAATCTTAAAAATTGAGGAAAATCTAATTAAACTTGCTGGAGCGATGGAGTGATATGGATGAGTTAATCATTGATAGATTGCTTACAGGCGCTAAAATTATCCGTAGGTATCAATCAAGTGCAGATATAGCAACTGGGCATGATTGCATCTTTTTCGGTAACTACGATACTAGAGAAGAAATGAAGCTGGACGAGCAGCAGCAGATGGAGGATTTGGGATGGTACGAGGACGAGGAAGCTTGGACGTTAAATATCTAGAATGCCAATCCGTACTCATAGACCAGCGCTAGTAAAAGCTAAGAATATGGTAGCAATCGCATCGGTAGAAAATGCTCCACCCGAAGCGATCGCAGCGCGTAAAAACTTTGCAGAATTTCGGCGGTATGTTTGCAAACATGAAAGTTACGAACATCATGAGGTATGGGATAAAGCTTTAAATACGGGTAAGGATAGTAAATGCCTCAAGGGAATAGCGGGTAATAACACACTAATACTCGCGCCTCGTGGTAGTACCAAATCAACCTACCTAGTAGAGTGGGTAGCTTACCAGATAGGACAGCAGACCGCTCCAGATATACGTTTATCAATCAAAATCCTCTATGTCTCCTACACAATAGACATCGCTATTCAGAAGAGCGTACAGATTAAGCAAATCATCGAATCTCCCGAATATCAGCGCGTGTTTCCTTGGGTGAGGAAGGGGGAGAAATGGGCCGATAAGCAATGGGTAATAGATCGGAAGGTAGCTGGACTCTCTACTATTGATGAGCCATACACATTAGCTTGCAGTGGTCTAAAAGGTGCGACTACTTCAAAGCGATCGCACTTGATTGTATTAGATGATTTGATCAAGTCTCCTAAGCAAATAGAATCACTCGCTATCCGTGAGGAGATGTCGAGTAACTGGACAACCGTTATCCTTCCGACGATGTTTGAAGGAGGTAAAGCAGCGTGTCTTGGGACTAGGATGACTCCCGACGACATTTATCAGACAGATTTTATCCCTGCTAAGGGTTGGCAACAGCTAATACAGTCTGCAATTGTCGATAATGAGCTAGGAGAGGAATATTCTTACTGGCAAAGTGGGCAATCACTCGGCTTTTTGCAAGAAACTAGAGAATTAGACCCTGTAGCGTTCAGTTTTCAATACCAGAACAAAGTTGTTCGGGTTAGCGAACAAAGTATAGATCCCTTATGGATTACGAATGGCGAAGTTCCAGACATTGAAGAATTTGACGCTTTAGTAATGGGCGTAGATTTATCAACTTCACTCAAAGAACGTGCTGATTATACCGTAATGGTACTCGGAGGAAGAGTCGATAACCGTTTCTATATCCTCGATATGCGTAGGATGCGAACCATCGGCAATATTGAAAAGCTAGACGACATGATTGAGCTATGGAGCGATTGGGGCAGCGCTAGAGTAGATATTTGGGTAGAAGCTGAAGCTTATCAAGGTAGCATCGCCGGAGATTTTACATCTCATGTTATTAATACGCGCAAAGTCTACGATTTAACCTGTACCCCGGTAACTCTTAAAGGGGACAAATTAACTAAGCTACGCTCTGTAACTGGTTTATTCCAAAACAAGCTCATTACCTTCAACCAGTACGCTATGCTCGGTAGGCTCAAACATGAACTGATTAACTTTGGCTCAACTGACCACGATGATTGCGCGGATGCTCTAGTTTTATGTCTGCACGGATTGCGCCAGCGCAGAAAATTGGAAATTGCTTAAAAAACAGAGTGTTCAGGTTATGTTGTTCAGATTAAACCTGAACAGATTAAACCTGAACACCTTACTTTTACTCATATTTTTTTTCATTAATAGCTTTGAGTAGTACAAATGTGCTAACAAAGAAGCACACTAACCTACTTTGTAAAGGCAGCCAGTGAGAAAGAAGCCTAAAGAGAGATTTAGAGCGATCGCAGCAGCCGTAACTACCTGGGCGGGTTCTCCTCCAGCTACGATAAGTGCGATTTTAAGTATTTTGGCTTGGGCAGCGCTCGGCCCAGCTATGAAATTTAGCGAATCATGGCAACTCTGGGCAAATACCGGAACTACGATCGTTACTTTCTTGATGGTTTTCTTTATCCAAAACTCGCAAAACCGCGATTCTAAAGCGATTCAAGTTAAACTTAATGCAATTCTAGCCGGGCTTGATGGAGCAAGTAATAAGCTGATAGATTTAGAGAATCAAGCAGAAGATGAGCTAGATGAAGCTGTAGAAGAAATTAAACAATTTAGAGAGAAATAAGGATTAAAATGGGTATATTCGATATTTTCAAGAAATCAGAATCCGAACCCGAACCAGAACAAACCGAACCAGAACAACCGCAAATAGAACCAGAAATTTTACTAGCACCCGTCGCGCTAGAACCTGAACAGCCACAACCAAAGGAGCAAAAAATGTCAGAAGTTTCACAACCCCCTACTTCGTCAGAGTTGCCGCCAGGACACCCGGGAGAGCCTACAGCAGCAGCAAGTTCTAGTACCGATATAGGAGCAGAACAGAAGACTACTGAAGCTGTAGTACCTGTTTTTGACCCTAATAAGGTAGAGCAGCTACCTAAGTCCTATATCGATACTCAAGTAGAAGTTACGGATAAGGCAGAGCAGCTTACTGAAGATAGAGGAGAAAAAGCGACTGAGGAAGTTAAAGCAGCCGAGCAAGTTCAAACTTTTGAATCTAAGTTAGAGAAAGGAGCAGAGTGAGCTTAGAAGCATTAATTGATAGTGCAGTAAATAGAGATGGGAAGAGTGGCGGCGAATCTACTGTAGTCGCGGTAGATTTGCAGCAAAAAATTGAGTTTTCAGTTAGAGGCGGCGCGATTGAATTTTTTCCTTTACAGGATGATGAAAAAGATACGAGACGGAAGTTTATAAATAAAATTTTCAAGGATAATCGTCTTAGCCAGCGCTTAGAATATGCAATGGCATTGTTTCTAACTAAAGGCGAAATCTTGTGGTTAGTTTTGCCTGATGACGAGGGGAACTATCTAATTGAGTTTTTTCACGGCGGAGCTACAAATAGCGATCCTGAGTACAAAGTTTTTTATAAATCAGGCGGTCGTAAAATTGATAGCGTAATCATTACTTACGCTTACAAAACTAGCGCTCCCTTTGGCAATTTTGAGATTGAGCGCTGGGTAAAATTGACGCTAACTGAGGACTGGATTGAGCAAGCCGATTTACCAAGCAAACCGAGTTTGTCAGGAAGTATTAACGCGCTGTCCTCTGATGGCGCTCCCGTAAAAACTGAGCGCTATCCTAACCCGTTCGCGCCGACAATCCCTGTCGTCATCTCAGCAAATAACCCTAAACGGACAGGACAGCCAGGCACCTCCGATTATCACTGGCTAAAAAATCAAATTGAAGGTCACGAGCGCGATATCGGACATATCCGGCGCAATTTAAAGTTTTTTGGTAATCCTACGTTAGTTACTACTAGATCGCCTTCTGAAGTTACTGAAGCCGCAGACAGAGGTTTGCACGTCCCTACCTGGTCATCGCAGCAAGGCTATACCGATGGGTTCGGCGATGGCTACTCGCGGAGTAGTAGAGTAGCTGACCCGCTTAGTCGATACGCGCCAGGACAAGGCGGCGGCGGCAACGAGCGAGTAGCACAAATTATCGGAGGAGTAGCAGAAGGTGAAAGATTTGGTTACATCATGCCTGACCCGGTTACAGGCGACCTTAGCCAGTTTGCGCGCCAGGAGCGTGAGCTTATCCATTATGCTCTTGGCGGTATTGACCCGCTCGGTATGTCGTCTGGAGCTACAGCTTTCGAGATTAAAACACTTTTTGGACGAGTTGAAAATACAGCAGACGGCAAAGCAGACGGACTCTACACGCATGGATTAACGCTAGTTTTTGAGCAAATCCTTTACTTTGAGGAGAAAATGTTCAAGGATTCTCTATTCGTAGGGATGATTGAAGCTGAACCAAAGAGATGGCCCAAACTTGTAGATCCCTCGCAAATATCTGACGAAATCTCTCAAGTAATTTATCAAACATACCTTGAGGGAAAAATAAAGCTATCTCAAGAACCTCAAGGGATAATGCCACTAGGCGATCGCACTGTTAACTGGAGATATACACGCCCAGTCTTTAAAAATTCTACTAGAGAGATGTTAGACCTTAGTATCGCGGCTCGTAATGCTAGAGAAGATGGTTTATCTCAAGAGTATTGTCTGAGGTTGCAACACCCAGATATGACTGATAAAGAAATCCAGAATGTGATGAGCGGATTTAGCCCCAGAGTAGTAGAAGGAGCTAGTAATTCTATCTCAATACTAATACAATTGTACCAACAGTTTATGCAACTTCCCGATCCACTAGATCCAACAATAGCTTGGGGAGCGCGATTAAATGTTGGGGAAATGCTCGAACAAGGATTGTTAACTTTATACAAAGAACTAGCTTATGGTAAACCAAAATACGATCCAGCCCAGTCCAGCCCAACAATTAATGCAAGCGCCGCCGAACTACGGATACCAGGGGGAAGCAGTAGCATACAGCCAAGCGCCCCAACAGCAGCAGCCGCAGCCGCCGCAGCAGCAGCAGCCGCAGCAATACCAAGCTACTTACCCGCAGATCCAGCCGCCTCAATGGTCGCCTATGGCTTACCCGCAACCGCACCAATTCCCAACTCAGCAGCAACCCAGCCAGCTTACGGAACTGGGCAAGATAGTAGACTTCTTTCGGGAACGGGACAGCCGTACGCAATCCCCGCTCCAGGCGCAACCATCAACCCAACCGCTAGATCAGTTCAGCCCTATGGGTACGGCGCAAATGGTAGCAGTTCCCAGTCAGGCATTCCATCAGGAGTACCAGCAGAATTTATCAGCAATCCCCTCTTATGGAGTCTCTACGCCCCTCAGTACGGCTACGGCTACTCCGATGGCTCAGATGGTTCCACAGGTTCAGTTGCTAACTCAAAGCGTCGCTCCTCCAAGCGTAAGTAATGAGGTTGCGAATTTACAAAATGCCAATCAGCAGTTGAATGATGCAGTAATGCAACTAAAGCAACAACTGCAACTAGCAAACATGGGGTTAGAGGTAGCTACTGAGTTTAGCCAAGGGCAGCATCAATTAATCAACTTGCTTTCTACTTTTGTGATGGGAGAAACAGCTACTCGTGAGCTTTCCGAAGGACAAGATAAGTTAATTGAGTTTCTAGCTGATTTACTTAGCGATGCAGATTACTTGCTTTACTGGGCTTTTGAGATTTGGCATCAAGCAAAGCCATCTCCTCAATTTATGGAGATACTTAGCGATGCTTACCTAAAACTTTCAGAGATGCACCCGCCACAAAATCAGCCCAGTAACGAGCAAAGCGCATTAAATCGAATTGCTCAAGGTCAGCAATCAGTTAACCAGATGTATGCAAACCCTTTGCAGCCTGCTCAAACTGTTCCTGTCCAAGTTGGAATTCAGCCATCAAATGAACTCATGCAATTATCACAGATGGCAGCAGCACAACAGCAACAGCAGCAGCAATTACAAGGTTTCATGCGCCCCTCGGTTCCTGCTCCTCCGATACCTTCCCAAAATGGAAATGGTAACGGATGGAATGGAGTAAGGCAAAATATGCAAAGTGGTAATACTTTGCAAGCATTGCGAGAGGTCGGTCAGTTGTCGGCTACTGATTGGCGTGAAATGTTCAGTACACAAAACTAATGTTCAATACACAAAACTAAGGAGTAAAAATAATGAATCCAGCAACTCTTTTACAAGCAGCGACTAAATTTGGCGTTACGGTTGAGGCTGCTAAGGGAATCGCCGAACATCTGATGGGTGGAGGCTATGGTAATTCAGACCAGAATGCTCAAAACGTAGGTTTTGCTCAAGGTCAAACTCAAGCAGGCTACGATGCTAGTAGAGATAATACCCGCTCTGCTAACGATAGGTTAATGAATGACATGACTCAAATGAATGACCAACGGTTCAATCGTGGCGTTCAAACAGGTAATATGCAACGGCAAGCTGACTTTACAAACAATATGGCTATGTCCGATCAGCAATCTCGCTCTAACTTAGCTGCTCAAGCAATTCAATCTTACGATAATGCTAGGCAAGCTAATAACCAGTTTATGCAAACTCTAAATCAAGCTGGCGCTGGCAGAATGTATTAAACATTAAAAAGCCTCAAGGTTTCGCTTCACCAAACCCTTGAGGCTAAAAAACTGCCATTCCTGACATTAGTATAGCTAGTACAAAGGTACTTATCAGGGAAATAGGCTTAAAAAATGACATTTGATGATGATTTTCCGTTAATTTTAATCCGCGAACTTGTTAGACCGCGCCCTCAGTACATCGCACGGTATGTCGTGCAACCTCAGTTTATTTGGGATGCTGCTTTGCAAAGAGGTAAGCAAGCTCAGATGGATCGGTATAACTACTTTGGTGATGATGGTAGCTTGACCTACGAATCGAGGATGAGACAGCCTAAGCAGATATTAGGTACTTCTAACCAACGTCAGATTACCAAAGAAAAGGTAATGGTGACGATTAACGAATTTACAGGGCCATCTAAGGGAGACCCTAACGATCCGAATGCGCCTGGTAACTTAACGCTCGACTACGAAACAATCCAGTTAGCGCAACGGATGCTGTACGACCCTACGGCATTCGATAACCCTAACCTCGCTTACCAATTCCATCAAAGTATCGGTTCTCTTACGCTGCTAGATGATTATCAGCGCTGGCAGGATAGGGTATATATGAATATGCTCCTCAAGAGTACCTATACTTATAATCCTAGCGATGTTCCTGACGGTGGGACTTACCTTAATGGGCCTCCAAAAATCGATATTCTTACCGATTTAAATACGATCGCCGAGCAGATGGAAACTAGAAACGTACCTAAGTTTGATGATGGCTATTACTACGGAATGTTGTCGCCTCGGATGCTAAAGCATTTCAGACAAGATCCAGATTTCCGTAGGATAGCTGCAACGGCTGTAAGCGTTCCGAGTGAGTACGTGCAAGACCCGCGCATCTTTGCTCCTGCTGTCATGCCTCCTGCTAACATTAACTATCAAACGCAACCTAACCAGTTAATTTTTCAAGGTATGGGCTTTAACCAATCTGCGTTCGGTAACAATGTGATGCCAGTCGGTATCATTTACGAAGGCTTCCGGTTGTTTATGAGTAACAACTTACCCAAAGCTATAGTACCGCTTACCTATACTAACTCCTCCAACCCAACTCTGCATCCTACCGGGCTTGCTAACCGCACCGCTCACTTGGGTGTCTTCTTCGGCAAAGAGAGTATAGGGGAGGCGCTAGGGACTCATTTGCCTACACGGGTTAAGAAGAACGAAAATAGTGATTACGGACGCTTCCTTATTTTAATTTGGCAATGCTTTATGGGAATCGAATTACTGAATCCCTCGTTTGTACAAGTCTCGAGAACTTTTGGTGATTGACTATTGAGAATATTCTCAATAGTACAATAACTTAACGTATGTATCTATTGTAACATAGGAGATGTCTGCATCATGGCAAACCGCATCGATCCAAGTAGTGTAAGTCAGCAACCGCTTTATGGTTGGGCAAACCAATGTGCAATGCTCGAAAAGGGATTAGATACTTTTCAGTTCGCAGGATGGGCAAAGCTCGATACAACACTGCGGACAGAATTTGATATCGTTCTTCCCTCACATCAAAAACGCAAAGCTGATAAACCGTTTCTGATACCTACGGGAGCAACTATCTACCGGATAGCTTTAAGATTGCCTAGAGCCTTAAGGCAAGACGAGGATACTAAGTATGGATTGCTAGAGAAAGGTGCAACCATCATCGGTACAACTGGAGAAGTTTTAAAAGTAGCTAGTACAACCGCCGCTCATACCGTCACGGCTCCCGGAATCATCTCTGGCGCTAATACTTACACGCCTAACGCTAGTGCGGTACTTGCTGTTAATGAATGGCAAGCGCTTACAGGTCAGTTAGCTACTCTAGCGGCTGATACTACTTTTAAGCTGTATGTCTCTAACGCTGGAAATACAGCAGCAGGGACAGGGATTAGAGTAAGCAAAGGCGAAGCTTATGTGCTTTGTGAAGTCTGTTACAAAATGGCTGCTGAGGCGCTTGATTTCGAGCGTACTGGCTACCCTTCAGCGCCGGAAGCAATGGTTAAAAGCTAGGAATTAAAATGCGCTTAACTGAATCTGAAATTAATACTATCAAGACCTGGCTAGCTCAAGGCAAGTCAACTAAGGATATTAGCGAAAGGTTTAATGTAAGCGCATCAACTATAGCCAAAATTAGAGCATCAAGTTACAAAGGATAATTTATGAGCCTACCAATTGAAGAATATTTTAGATACCATCCACCAACAACAATAGAGCGTAAGCGCAAACATAAACGCATCAACTCTTTGGCTTTAGAGTTTGCCAAAGCTATCGATGTGGAGGTTAAAGATGAGGATTGCAAGAAGATGGCTATGTTTGCAATCCAACAAGCTCGGATGTTTGCAAATCAGGGTATTACTGTAGATGAATTAGAGCAAAAAGCAGTAGAGGAAGCATGATTATATTAGCTTTTACAGAAGGAGCGGAAGCTTGGCAAGTATCGATGAATCGCGTAGTGACATTAGGTAAAGCATTCCTAAGCGCGAATCATATTACTTGGCAAGCTCAATTTGGGGACGAAAAGTTTACAGTATCCGATACCGATTTGCGTCCTGTCCCGCAGCTAGAAAAACCACTAGAAGAAGGCGATCGCATACAGATTAATAAAGTACCTGCTACAGTTATCCGTGATGCGTTTCCAGGGATGCCAGGCGGTAAAGGAGTAGTAGCTAGAAAAATTGTAGAGGAGCGCAATAAAGGCGGCCCATTCACTACGATTGATGACCTTGTAGCGCGAATGGGATTAAGTCAGGTTAACTGGCAGGAAGTTGGAGCAAAACTAGATTTTAGCTTTTGACATACTCCCCGTCATAAATGAGCAGCGAAGTGTAAGCTATGCCTAGCTTTAGCGAGATTGATAAATCTAGAACCCGTTTCCATCTTAACTACGCTGCCGATGGCGTAGCAGATGGCGATGCTGACAGACTTGAGAAGGAAATGAGTAAGATTCGAGATAATACACAACTTAACTACTTACGCTTTATGCTGGATGCGTTAGACGAAGCTTTTGCTCAGTTAATGTCCGGCGGTATCTATGATTCAAGACAGCTTATTCAAGGTGATATTAACAGATCGACTGTAGTTGATACTCCTAACGATTTTAGGATTTGGAATGAGATGTACTTGAAACGGACTGACCAACTAGCTAATCAACTTAATGTAGCTAACTACCAACGCCCTGAAGCAGCGAGAACTAGATTTATGAGACTTGGTAGCACGTATAGTTTTACTGTTCCTGGCGTTGCCGATACTTGTACAGGCGATCGCATTGAACTATCAGGGAGTTATACATGACCTATTCTAGCGCTGCAATTAACGCTCCTCCTAACACTTCACCGATTTTCATCAAGCGCCCTATCCTTGAATCTATCCAGTTGCAAACTGAGGTAGTAGGGAGAGTACCAGGCGTAGCTATACCTATCCAACTTTATAGCGCTGGAGGAGCAGGAGGACTCATTGAAACTATTGAAGTTGTAGCCCTCGGAGCTAACGTACAGACTGTATTACGGCTATATTACTCTTTGCCTTTAGGTAGTGGCTTCAAACTGTTTAGAGAAACGCTGTTACCTGCTGTAGCAACAGTAAGTAACGACAACATCATTACAGGCTATCCCGTTAGAGTAGCGCTACCTAAAATCATGTTTCCAGCTAGCCCTAACCCTGCAACTCCTAACGATGGGTTACGAGTACCGAACGGGGTAGAGATTGCAGCAGCGCTCGGAACAGCAATCGCATCTGGCATAATTGTAAGTTGCTTTGGTGGAGAATTTAGCTAATGATAAAGGGAAAGGTAACTAAGAAAGTTTTACGCGCTAAGTACAAAAACTTTCTATCTTCTCCTTACTGGGCTAATGTTCGCGCTGCTGTAATTATGCGAGATGGTAGACGTTGTACTAAGTGCGGAAGTATTAAAGATTTACAAGCTCATCATAAAACTTATGCTCATCATGGCAACGAGCATCTGCACCTAGGAGATTTGGTAACACTGTGCAAAAAATGTCATAAGCAAGTGCATAAAGAGCAACGCGCAAGGGTTAGCAATGCCAAAAAAGCTAGGCGGAACTGATGATTTTGACCCTAAGAAACAAAACCGTATCAATGATTTTAAAGAAGGTAGACGGTTCAGTTTTCGCGTCCCTGGTAACGTACCGCAGCCGGATACTGAGTGCGGCAAATTAGAAATCCCAGATTATACAAGAGAGAATAAGGGGAAGATCGGGAGAGGCTCAGGTGATGCTGTCCTTTATTCAGGAGAGCAGTTAGAAAATTATAAAAAGCAATATCCTCGCTTTGAAAAAGCAATTGATTTAGTACCTGATGGCAAGATTAAGCGAGATGGAAATCAAGTTTACTTGTTTTGCTCCAAAAATAGCCCTACAGGGTACTGGGAAGTTACTTTACTTACAAATACTCCTACCTACTTTATAGAGGCGGGAGAGCCTTTAACTATCATCTGCCCCATACCCTTTAAGATTACTCAAGTCCTATCAAATGGAGAATCTTTTAAATGGACACAGCTAGAGGGCGGTAGGCTTGCAGTAGTAGATCCTGATAATACAATCGACCCCACACTACTGATACTAGATAACATCAGAGATAGCCGGCCGATTAGGTTTGAAATTGCAGTAGAGCAAAATTTATCAGTTAAAGATACCCTGATTATTTATACTACGCCGACGAGTGATTTAGATGGCTTAAGTTACGAAACGCCAATCGCGGCTCCTGATGCTGCACCGACAAGAAAAGTTCCGTGTATGGTTATACCTGCTGCACCATTACCGCAGCTATTGCAGATAGCTTATCAATTCAATTCAGTTAACACTCAAGTAACGACTTGGAATTTACCACTGGAAGGGCAAGAATACTTAATAGAAACTATTTGGCAACAAAACACAACAGGGCAATACCTAGATGTACAAAAGTTTCCTAAAAGTAGCTATCGTGCTTTTACAGCTAACTTAAATACTCACTATCGCATCTTAGCTAATTTCAACACTCACGGACATTTATCAGTTAGTGATAGCTGTAGATTTTATTTTACTAATTCTAATAAAGGAATTGCTGGCGATGATATTTTAGATGGTTTATCATTTGTTAGGCTTAAAACTAATATTACAAAGTTACCTTTAGCTCGAATTCTTTTAACTGCGCCAACTGATACTTGTAATGGCATATCAGCAACGGAATTGAAAAATAATATTACTAAGTTACCTCTTAGTGGAAAGCTTTTAAAAGCACCTATCGATATTTATGATGGAATCTCATTTGTTAAGTTAAAAACAAGTGTAGCTAAAATTCAGTTAGGAGGAATGATAATCACATGAAACTACAAGGTTCGGTTGAAATTCAAGTTAGAGATTCTCGGACTGGAAAGCTAAAGCAGACAATTAAGCAAGATAACCTAATTACTAATACTGCTCACTCTGGACTATTAGAGTGGGGAGTAAGAGGAATTTTCAATTTTTATGGAATTAGTGGGAGCGGCTACGAAACGTTTATATTTATCAGTTCTTCTCAAGCAACGCCAAACCCTGCTCTTAATCCATCAGGTATTCTCGCTGTCGCTTATACTCCTGCTGGCGTAACAAAGGCAACGTTCAACGATTCTTCTCCTTCTATTTTTGGACAACTCCAAGGCAGAATTGACTTTACTGGAACTGCTAGAACATTTTATACTGTTGGGTTAAGAGAAGGCAGAGACACAACAATTCACGCTTATTTATTACTTGATACTCCTTGTACTCAAGGAGCCTTTGATATATTAGATATTTTCTACAGAATCCAATTTCTTAATACCGCAGGGCAGGGATTACCAAAACAAGCATTGATTGATTTTGGTAAAGCTAGCTTCAATTTCAGTTCATTTGATATGTCGCGCTACTGGACTTCAGTTTGCAGCACTCCAAGTAATAGTTACCCTTATGAACTGTTTAACTTTGCTGAAGATTTAGGGACTTCCTTTGATTTGTTTTTCAACAGAGTTAGTAGTGGTCCAATAGTAGGAACAAGAGTTCTTAGCCATTTTAAATTCAAAATGTCTTTTTCCTATGACCTTAACTCTCTTATAGGATTAATTTTTAATTCAATTTTGCAAGGTAGATCGGGAACAGGTAGGGGGATTTACACCTGTAAAAAATTAGAGAATCTTAGTTCACCCTTTCAAAATTTATTTAGCCACTCAGCAGATGCAACCGTACCCTTCTTTGATTCCCTGAAGCTTGCAAGTGGTAATGGTAAGGTTTTACTTAACGGCACTTGGACAAACAAATTTCCTGAGCTTTACAAGCTTACAATCGTTGCTGATGGCGCAACTGGGATTGCAACTTATAAATGGAGTGTACGCAGACATCTAGGATTTAATGGCAATACTTATAGCGATCGCGCTGTTGGTTGTCCTTTTCGCAATCCTACTACGCCAGCAGCAACAGGAATGCACGGCTGGAGAGATGAAAACAATGACGTATTGCAGTATTCCAGCACTCAGATTGTCCAATACGATGATACTGGAGTTACCCTACTTGATGTCTTAGATGGTAGATATCAATCTTGGGATGCTAGTACCCTCCCAGCGCTACCCGTAACGCAAGCTAGGCAAGTAGCTGTAGATTTAGCTAACAAACGAATTTATGTGGGTTGTAGACTCACTGGGCTATGGCTGATTGATGTTACAGCTAATACGGTTACTCAAATCAAAAATACTCCTTGCTATGGCGTGGATGTGGGGAGAAATGCGATCACCTTTGCGCTCTTTGAGGGAGGTTTGTATCGCTCCTCTGATTGGATTACGCCGCTAGCGTTTACATACGCCGGAATTACAGACGGGAATTGGAGTAGGGTACAGTTTCTAAAAGCTGATCCAGAACACATCGAGGATAGGTTGGCACTGGTGATGACTGTGCCGAATACTAGCAATAGGCGCGTAGTGTGGTGGAACGCGGCAACAGGGACATCTGCAACAGGACTAGAGGGTACAACCATCAAGCCTTGGTCAGCTTCCCTTGATGTATCAGATACTGGCAGTTTCTGGGCTAGTGGCGTTGGTCGGTTAACGTATGGCTCAACTACTACAGCTACTCTTGGAACTACGCTTTCTACTCAATCTTTAACATCTTTAGCGTTTGGTACTGATAACTTCTACAAGATTAGTTTTTATAAAAACTTCTTAATTGGTCAATCAAGTATTGTTACTAGCGCTGGTGCAGTGCAAAATACTTATACTTCCCTTGGCTCAAAAGCTTTCATCTTACACATGGATGGAGGGATTGCGCTGACTAATAGAGAAATGCGATCGCTCTTTACAGATAACGTGTATGGCTATGATAATTACGGTTGGAATGGCACTACTTGGGAACTAAACCACGCTGGGGCAAGAACTACCCATAGCACAAATGAAATTTTAGGTAATGGTATTACTGCTAGATTTGAAAATGGAGCTAATGCACCCCACTTTATAGCAACTGATTACTACACTCAAGGAGTGTGCAACGGGGTACTTAAAGATAACGCAACTACCTTGTACTACGAATCTGCATGGTACTCAAAGCCAGCACAATTCAACCATCCAGTGCAAGCAAATGTGACTGTACCTGCTGCTGCACCGTATCAAATAACCCTAAGCGCTGCTAGTGAAATAGCTTTTATCCGCATTGAAACTGATTCACCAGAACTCATCAAACTGACATTGAACGGTCAACCAGTAACCACAGTGTACATTGGTGGCACTACTCCACCTGGGCTTAACGAGATTAGAGTAGATGCCTCTGGCAATGGGATAATTGAATTCAATAGCGCTGATGCAGGTAAAACTGTAGGAGGTATTTATTCGTTTATTAAAAACTAATGGAAACAATAATAATTAACGATTACATCAGTTTTTTAAAAATCGATGGCAGCATCAAATCTGTACAGATTAATCACGATGGTATCTGGCACAATGTCCCCTATAACTCGGATACATATACCTTTAATGAATCAGACCCGCTTACTCAAGAATTGCGACAATGGGAAGCTGTTAACGGAGCGTTAGACCTACCTTTACCGCCTCCGCCTCCCAATGTTTCAGGACTAGCTGATACTATACGAGGTACAGAAGTATTTGCTAAGGTGTACGCTGAAGTAGAACTTCCAAACCCCAAAGTGGTAGCAGCTTTCACCATCCTCATTCCTACGCTTAATAGTAGTAATCCCAACCTTAAGGATTTGCGATTCTCTCTGGAGGGGCTACGCGCAGGAATGGGGGATTTATTAAATACAGAAGATATTGAATTTATAAATCAAGCGCTAGCCGATAACTTCTTTAACTACAGCATCTAACTCCTACTATGAAATACTTTTGCAATTGCCCAGACTTCCAAAAACGAGCAGCTAAAAATCCAAATTCTCCATACCTAGCTGAAAACATCGGTAGGGATTGGAGTAATTCTAATGCTGGGCTAGAACCAGGGCAATATTGCAAACATATCTGGGGAGCAATTTTAGCTGAAGGGAAGCTTAAAGAAATCGGTATACCGAGCGATCTAGCTATCCCAATTGTGGAGCGTAAAAAGCCTAATAATCTAACTCCGAGATTACAATCGGATGTAACAAGGGGCGATTATTTTGGGTAATAAATTATGGCTATTGGAGTAACTTACTCGTCTAGGGAGCGCGCGACGGCTGAGGCTATTGTAGATGAGATGATTCTTAGAGGAGTAGGAGTAGGCGGAGGCGGAGGTATTAGCGATGCTACAGCAGCAAATCAGCTATCAGAAATAGCAAGACTTGACGCTATTAATGGCAAGCTACCATTGGCTTTAGTTAATGGCAGATTAGTTGTAGATCCTAGCGGTGTAACTCAGCCGATTAGCGCCATTGCTTTTGGTAATACAAACGATGCTGTCGCTACTACCGATACAGGAATATTTAGCTTAATTGCTTTGATTAAGCGCTTGCTCTCAATAAAGCTTCCTAGCGCTCTAAGTAACGATAGGTTGAAAACTGAATCTTTTGCAACGGTAACAGCGCGTACTACTTCTTTTCTTAATACTTCGACCACCGGAACAATTGCAGCAGGAGCAAGTTCAGTAACGATAGCCAATGCTGGAGGTGCAGCAGGTACGGTAAAAACTGTATCTTTGCCAGCAAATAGCTCAATTAGTTTCTCAGCTAATGGCAACGATATTCTTGATGAGATCTCGTATAGTGCCACGGGTACAACTTTCTTGATAACTACGATGGTCTAAAATGCCTACAAATATTTCACTCCCAAGCCGAGCCACTTCTTCTCCGTTCGATCCTACTGGCTCCTTAGCTGCTACAAATGTCCAAAACGCGATCGCAGAATTAGCAGCAGAAACAATCGATTTATCCACTAATCAAACTGTAGGAGGAGTGAAAAGTTTTACTTCTCCCCTTAAAGCTAACGGGTATTATTATGCAAATAATCCTCTTAACGTTGAGCTTTTTCGTGATATATCAGCTACACCTAATACCTTTACAGAAATAGGTAACTTCTATACAGACAATGGTGGTATTACATTACGTTTATCTTTAGTAGTCAATAGTGTAAGTTTTGCAGTAGCTAAAACTTACACTATTGCAACAGTATATAGTCCTTCTGATACTGGATGGATGAGATTATTACCAGACAAATCTAACGTTTATTTATTTTTTAATGACTGTGATATAGATATTAGATTAATTACCCATAGAACTTATTTAAGAGTGAGGCGTACTGGTACTACTAATACTGTTGACCCAGGTGAAGCAAAGATTAGAATTGAATCTACTGGAAATACGACAGGAACATTCACAGATACTTCAGCTACAGGTGTAGATAGTGCAGTAACTAATGAACTTCTATCTGGAATATTTACAAGAAATGGAATAAATAGAATAAATAATTTGACTGTAGATACAGTCAACACCTGGACATCTGTTACATTTCAAAATAGTTGGGCGAATTTTAACTTAGGACACGCAACGGCTGCTTATCGTAAACTCCCTGACGGGACAGTAGAAGTGAAAGGATTGGTTTCAAAATCGACAACACCTGCTCCAGGAGAAGTCATATTTACTTTGCCAGTAGGTTTTAGACCATTAGAACTTAGAATATTTTCGACTCTTTCTATTGATGCTTTAGGAAGGGCAGATGTAGAAAGTAACGGTAATGTAAAAATGAGCGTAGGTAGCGGAGGGTGGTTCAGCTTGCAAACTATTAGATTCGTTGCCGAACAATAATTAACAATTAACCTGAAAAATATGGCAGTAAGAATTGACGAGCGCGGTCTTTATATTCCTGGTTCTGATCTAGTAGATTACGAGGAAGAAGATACAGAAGAAATTATTACTACTCCTGTACCTGACGGCTTTTGGTGGCCCCGTTGGGGAGGTACAGTTTGGGTTGAAGGATTAAGCGAGGAAGAGATTAAACAAAGAATTGGCACAAAAATAGCTGATTGGCAAAACTTGACCGCTACTATGCGCGGCACAATGCCTTTTATTAAGCTATTTTCTATAGCTCAAGAGTTTAGCGAACGCGGTGCAATAGCAAATGCTGTTTTTACTTTGCTCATGGCTACGCTTACCGCTTCCCACAATAAAGCAGATTTAGAATTTACCGTACTAGCGCTGCCCTCTATAATGCAGGGGGTTTATAACAACGCGGATATTGACATAATCAACGTTGCTTTAGATACTAACGGTTTTACAATCGTGTTGCCTAGTTATTAACTACCACTCCAAAAACTCGCTCTTATAGTAGAGGTCATAGCCGTTGTAAGTGCCACTAATTTGCAACTTGACGTGTACCGCTATGCCTCCCTCCTCCTCAACGTAGCCAATTACAATCGCTTTAGCACCATCGAAGTTTTTAGAACCCGCGTTAATGGTAACTACTGTTCCTACTTTTGGTTGATTATCAAGAGCAACAGTAGGTACAACAGTAGGAGCAGTAGGAGCGGACTCTTTAGCTTTATTAGGCTTTGACGCTAACGGCACAAATCCTTTAGCTCTGGTATCAGTTGGGGCTGGGGTCGGTGTTGGAGTCGGTGTTGGGGGGGGTGTTGGTTCCTCAATCTGAACATCGGTAACTTGAACATCTGCAACCTGGGCATCAATTATTTCTGGTTGAGTTTCCGGCATTGCAGGAGCGTAATAAACTTTATACCGAATAGCTCCGGTCTCACGCTGCTTTACTCGTTCCTCGCTAAGTAGTAATCCTTTTTGTTTAGCTCGTTCGCAAGCCATCCTTACAGCGTCTCTAGTTGCTCCCTCAAACTCATGGCGTAGCTCCTCTGGCTCGAACTTTACTCCGCGATGATTTTCCATGTATTGCAGTAATCTAGCGCCTAGGGGGAGCTTACCGCCCAAATCTTCTGTCCCAATCTCGCCTAGATGCGCCCATGAGTAATCATCAGGATTAAGTTCTAGTTTGATAGGAGTAACAAAACCGCTCCTAGATTTTTCCGGCTCTAAAATTCTTTGAGTAAGCGGCAAACCTTCAACGCGATCGCCTTTTCTCAAGTGCCATACTTCAGAAACGTTATTGTAAATTGCTGTAGTTCCTCTAGCTCCACCGCCTTTATTCTCGTGGTGCAATACCATAAAGGTGCAGCCAAACTCGTTAGCCATATCGCGCAAGTCGTATAGCTTAGAGGCGTAACTAGCATCTTTCTCGTTATCAATTTGGCTACGATTAGCAGAACTGAAAGAGTCGATCATTACAAAATCATAGCCATCTTCAGCAATGAATTTTCTTAAATCCTTCATTCTGGTAAATTGCCAATCGGTGCAAATATGTACGCTACCTTTAGGCAAACTAGCAAAATCAGCAATCGTTAAGCGCTCTCTAATATCGATTTCAGGCTCGTCAGTTTGGACGATTAATACTTTACCCTGCTTGGTTGGGTAGCCGTTCCAGTAAGTACCGCCAGCGATCGCTTTACAAATATCGTAGGCTAGTAGCGTTTTACCTACTCCTCCATTAGCATAAAGACAAATTGTTGTCCCCTTCGGTACATAACCGCCGATAATCCATTCTCGCTCTATCGCTCCTGTTAGTAAAAATTCCTCAGTTTCAGTTCTGATTGATTTCTTTTTGGTATCAACCTTCATCTGAATGATTTGCTTTAAATCCTTTTTCGACATCTTATAATGTCGAGCAATCATTGATAGCTCCCATTCTAGGCGCGCTTCTCCATCTTCCAAGTCTTCAAAGTTTTTCATCATCTTGACCACTGCTGCTTGCACCTGGTCAAATGATGGCTTATCTCCTGCTGCTCGTGCAACATCTGCTGCGTCCATTATCTTTGTAGCTTCAGGCGCTGAACTCTCCTCTAACTCTCTAATAATCGCTTTAGCTTGAGAAATCGCCGCAACGGAGTCAATGCTACCGAGTTCGCCTATCCTTTTGAGTTTTTTGGCAAATTGTGACTTTTTCCAGCCATTAATTAAAAATTTAGCGTGTTCAACTAAATTAATAGAATGAACAATTCGACCGACTAACTGAGCTATTTTACTTTTGCCGCCTACGTCTTCTAACTCTCCTTTATTCCTTAGCTCTAAGGTTACAGTATTCAAGTTTGGCTGAAGTTCCTGAGCTTCTACGTTTCTGATTGCTTGGTAAATTTTGCGATGGCTAGAGACCGAAAAAGCTTCTACTGGTAGGTTTTCGCAGTGTGGCAAGTTTTCAGGAGCTAAAAGCAATTCACCTAATAAAGCTTCTTCTGTCTCAATTACTTCCAAATTTGGCGTTGCAGATGTTACATTAGTCATTATCATTTTTTGTTTTTTGCATCCCTTTAGTAAGGATGCTTTTTTTTTGCTAGGGTGGATAAGTGAATGTTGCGTGTGTTGCATCTGTTGCATAATCCGAACACTTTGGGTTAGAATTGTGAGTGCTAACAGATTAGGACACAGCTTGCGTCCTTTTAGGGACACATCAATCATAACTCATATGTGTGCAGAAAGTAAGAAAAACAAAAAAGAATATTTTCTTTCTCTTTCGTACAGAGATTTAGAGGCTGTTACGGGGGTGTATTATGCAACTTGGCATAAATGGTTCGCTAGGAGAAGAAGCCCAACGATTGATAGTTTAGAAGAGGCTGCAAAAACGTTAGATATGCCACTCCTAGAATTTGTAGAAGCTTTTAAGGAACGTCGAGATAAGACGATAGCAGCGAACGCGCAGAAGAAAGTAGCAGCATAGTTCTAAGGGCATATTATGTTCTTTTCCGAGCTAAGGCTTTACGTTTTTGGTAGCCAGGGAGGTGCATTAAGTACCTCAATATGGTGGAGACATGAAGGTCTAGAGCTTGGGCAAGTTGGGCTGAACTCATTTCGGGATGCTCGTGGTAGAACTTGATTACTTTATCTTCAGTCTTTCTTCTCAATTCGTATTTCTCCAGTTTTCCAGACATATTTTTCGATTCCTGCTCCTACAAATAACTTGACTTTCCAGCCTGTTAGTCTCTGATGGGGGTCTTTATTCTCGTTCGGCGAGAGTAATACGACTCCAGGAACCCATTTACCTCCGTGCAGTACCTCTACTTCTGTATCAGGCAAGGGCGGAATAGTAGAAATTGGTTTAGTTATACTTGCTAAATCTAGCTTTTCGTTCATTAGTACACTAACTCCACTCATTAAAGGATTTGTAAGCAAGTTCAAGAGAGGATGTATCGTTACTACTTACGCGCTGATAGCCTATGAAGTGAGGATTTTCGGATGTTTGCTCGACATAGGGCGGTTTGTTGTCTACAAATACCATCCCTACAGCCGTCAAAGGGATATTATCGCAATCGTGAGCAATTTCCCAAAAGATTACAGGGCGCGTAATAATTCCATTTTCAGCATTTGCAAACACTGCCTCCCATCCTATAGCTGGAATAATGTCATAAACTTCTGATTTTTCCGCTTCCTCATTAAAAAACGCGCACCAAACCATTTTAAAAAGGTTAACTAAATTTTTAATCATTTAGCTTACCTCTCTCTTTTCCGTTAGTGTCCGCTCTTGGGTTCAAATGCTCTAACAACTCTCTTTTTTCTGCTTCTAAAATTGCTATTTGCCTCTGCTGCAAAACTACTCGTTTTTGAAAAGATTGCAATGCTTCCCTGTCCTGCGCTCTGCAATTTAGCAATACCTCATACTGCTGATTTAGCTTACGAATATCTTTCTGCAAAGATGTGACATCAGCTACTTGTGTAGGGGGAGCAACTTCATTTATCATAAGGTTGGTTGTCTATGATGATTAAAGATCGAGAGATCGAGAAATCAGCGCTCCTACCTGATTTAGCCTCAAGTAGAGCGCTGATTTTAATTATTTGTCGGTACAGCGCATGGGTGGGTAATTCCTTGCTGTTTCAACCATTCCGCAACAATTGCGCTTAGTAGCTCTTGTTGGGTCGTGTCTCTTCTTAAAGCTTCAATCCGCAGTTGCTTCTGTACATCCTTGTTTATTCTCGTCAATACTCGATTATTCACGGGTATAGCTCGTTGTATGTATGTTGTGTGCTGCACGTACGACTACTGTAGTCTTTCCTTTTTAAATAAGTAAATTAGTAAATATACTGAACCTTCTTGAAATCTTTATAAAATGTTCAGTATATTTACTGATGCAATAAATCTTAGAGAAAGATATGCTTTAAGGTTTACAAAAAATATGGGTTTTAATAGTGGTGGAGTAAGCACTTTGCTAGAGAGCTTAAAGCTGCAACGAGTCTGTATATTGTTATCTGTTAGTGAGGGTATAGATAAGGATCGGATGGAATCTAATTTTTTTGAGACTTTTAAGCAAATGGAGATTTGTGCTAGGCAGTTTTTGCTAGTGCAGGCGGTTCACGAAGTTGTTAACTTTTCCCAGTCAGAAATTGCTGATAATTTTGATTTTCCTGATTTATTACGCGCATTAAGCGAATATACGTCAAGGCAGGAAAAAAAAGAAAGTGATGTTAGTAATGTCAGTTCTAACTGGGGAGCCATCAACCACTTTTTAGAAGTAGCTGTACAAAAACTGGAACGCCATGTAGTAGACGAAACTATTACTCCTCTGCGCTCCTTACCTTCATTAAACGAAACTAAAATGTTTGCCGAACAGTTCAGACGGCTTTTGATGGTTGAATTTATAAGCATTTGGGTAAAAACGCTCGAACACGAACGTTACCGTTTTTCTGATTTGCTCACTTCATTAAGTAAATACGCTTATCAACAAACAGAACTTTTTCCAGAAAATTCAAGCGTTTGGGAAGTTGTCGCTACGCTCCTACAGACGGCAGCAGTTGAAGCCCAGCGTCAAGGTGATAATTTACCGTAACCTTACGACCTCTTAGAATATTATTGTTAACCTGTGTTACACAATAAACGCAGGTATCAATAAAAAAGATGGCTAATGGACATGGATACACAACGCAAGGGGTTAAAGATTTAGCCAAAATTATCAAGCAAGCGCGTGGCTTCCTGAGCTATCGCGATTTTGAAATCTACTTGAGCGAACGACTAGCTGAAAACGGAATTAAAGGCAAAGTTCCATTTAGCACATTGCGGAGAATAGAAATGTGCGATTTTTCGCCTGGCTTTGGGCCTGACTACGATACCCTAGCTAAAATTGCTTACGTTACTCCTTACACGATTGAAGAATTGAGCGCGATAGCTAGGGAGCGAAGTCT